GTTCCAGACCGACCTCAGTCTCGGCAAGCCACGGAACCGAAGCGATCTGCTTCGCACCAGCATCTGCCGCAGCCGCCTTCGACACATGCATCGGAGAACGCCACTTCGGCTGGATAGACTGCCACTCTTCAGGCACCGAATCCCGGCCGTTCTGAATAGCGAGAGCCCGGGTGACCGTCCGACGAATCGGCGTGGTCCAGTCGTCGTTCGCGCCCTCCGCCTCCGAAATCAGATTCTCGCGAGCCTCGGAGTAAGAGTCAGCAGCGGTCGGGTTAGCAAGGTCAGTGAGAGCGAAATCCGAGTCGGACATATCAAGCTCCCGAGCCGTCAACTTCGCAAGAACGTTCAGATCCGCAAGGTGAGGCTCCGGGGATGCGGCAGCGAACTGCTTCACATCAGCGCGCGGGTTCTCCGCCTTGTCCTCCGGGTCCGCGTCCGGGATACCAAGGGCACGCCCGAACGCAACCTGCCACGCCGCCTTGTAGGAACCGTCAGCGTTCTTGAAGATCCGATCCGACGCCCCCAACAGAATCAGCTGCGGGACGGCGTAGATGTCCATGTGCGCCTCGAGGCGTACCAGCGCCCGAATCGCAGCGTCCTGAAACCCCATCGCCGGCCGCGTGATACGCGAACGACCCATGCGGCGCGAACTACGCGGCTTATACACCAGCGGATCGGCCGGCACACCCCACGGATGCTCCGAACGATCCGCAACCGCCCACTTCCCATCGACCTTCTCAGCCGAGATCGTCTCACCGTCGAGGTAGAGCACAAACCCCGTGATCCGACCGTCCTTACGCTTCGTGATCGAAAGGAGGTTGTCGAGTGCACGGGTCCGGTCATTCCAGAACCCCGTAGCGTTGAGTGCATCCTTCGCGTGCACGAGCGCCCGCGGTTCACCCTCAACGCCCTGCGTCGTAATCAGGTATGAAATGCCGTGGATCAGCGAATCGGTACGCCCCTGCGAAAGCTCAGAGAGGAGGAAGTTCGAGTCCTCCAACTCCTGCATCCCCAACGAATCGAGGTCGCCACCAGTCCACACGAACCGGTCGATATTGCAGCGCCGCGCCAGCCCATCGACACCCTTAGCCGTCCACCCGAGCGCGATCGCGAGACGGTTGTACTGCGCCGGAATAGTGAGACCTACCTGCTTGATAGCCCGCTTGCCGTCGTAGTACGCCGAACGGAGCTCATTGCGGACATGCTTCTTGTCCAACTGCTCCAGCAGCAGATTGAGGGTGATCGTCTCATCATCTGAGAGACCCGGGACCATGATCTTCTCGTAGGTCACAAGATCACCCCCACTCGTTCACGGGAACGCCTCGTTGGCAGAACCACACTGTCGTTTTGAGCGCCCCAAAGCGCGAGAGTTGCCGACACAATCGGCGTGATGTCCGAGGTCGCGTCCTTACGGTTCCACGCCCACGCACCAGCAACAGGCCGCTTCGTCGCCACAGACAACGCCGCATTCATCTGCACCTGATCCGTATGCCGCAAAGTCGGATTCGGCGACATCACCGCGTCATAGAACTTCGCGCACGCAATCGCCATGTCCCGACCCTCAGCGCCCGCCAACGTCACCTCAATATCGGTACCGATCAGGTAGTGCTTGTCGCGGCGTTCCTCCACCAGACCAGAAACCTCATCCGCGACAACGGCATGAAGCCGGTTCCGCTTAGCCCGATCAGCAATCCACGGCACAACCCAATCGGTCCCGCGCCGACCAATCACAGAACCCGTCCACTCGTCGAGCTCCACATGCCACAGACCATCCGCACGACGACCAGCGAGAGACACCGACGCCCAAGAACGGTCAGGCGCAACATCGACCGCAATCGAGAGCCGATCGACAGCCATCGACGCCGGGTCACGGACCCGCTTCCACGAATCCTCATCGATCACCCGAGAAGAGTTCAGAGGGTCCCAAACGCCGCGACCCTCACGGTTCCACGAGTCGTCGTCTTGCAGGTTCTCCCGAAGACGCTCCATCGACTCATCAGGAGTCCGAGACGGATACGACGGGTTCATGAGAGGCCACTGCGATTTGTCGTCCGGGTCCGACTTCGGATCAGCCCCGATCTCCAACCAGACCGCGTTCTTCGACTTGCCCTCAAGCGCCTTCGCGCGACGCATCTCGAATGCCTCAGAGGGATCAGACGGCCGCGGTGGTGTCCCCATGAAGAACAGCAACGCCCCATACGGGTGCCGCGCCTGGTTGGTCGCGGCGATCATGTCCTCGAGCGCCTTCGTGTCGAGAATCTGCGCCTCGTCGAAAACCTCAGCGTCGATCTCGTCGAACCCGCGACCGAAACCCTGAGCTCGCGCGCCGAACATGATCGTCGATCCGTTGACGAACTCGACCTGGCCCTCACCATGCGAAAGTCGAACCGTGCGAACATGCGGACGAATCTTCTTACGCCGCGCCAGCCCCTTAGCCGTCGTCTGCGTCTTGTTCGTCGTCCTCAAATGATGCGACGTCCAAACGGCCTGATAACCGGGAAACAGGATGCAGAGAATGAACAGCAACGACAGAACGAAGTAGGTCTTGCCAACCTGCCGCGGAATCGACAGACCGATACCGCCGACCGTCGCCGCGTATTTCCCGTCCGACCCATACCCGAGACACACAGCCCCGAGCTGCCGCTGCCACCAGTCAAACCCCAACCCAAGCTCGGCACCCTTAGCCTCAACCCGAGGCCAAACGGTCTTCTCAATCCCCTTAGGGAAAACGAACGACCGCGCGTACTCAGACAGCCGAGGCGTCGAAGACGCCATCGACGACTTCGGCATCCGAACCCCGCTCGTCATCCGGCCGCGACTCGATAAGCTCGATCTCCTTCGCGATCACCGACAACTGCCGATGCAACGCAGCCTTCGCCGGCCCCCGCTCATTCGGAAGCGACTCAGCAATCTCCCGACGCTGCGCACGCAGGATCTCCAAATAGACGCCCGACTCCACCGCCTCAACCAGAGACATAGGCGGCTTCGGCGAATCAGCAACCTCGTCAGGTCGAACAACACGCAGATCAGGCTTCGCCACGAGGATCACCAACTTTCGAACATGCGTGCGAGAAAACACGAAAAAACGACGGGGAGAGATTCGACCTAGACCCGGAGGGGGAACGTCGAAAGGGTTGGGGTGGCCCTCCCCCTGGGTGTTTCGAACGTGTGTTCAGGTGAGTGAGCCTGAGCGTCTGACTGTTGGTGCTATCAGTCGCTTCCTCTTCTTGGAGTTGCAGTCGTTGTGGGCTGCTTGCTTGTTGGAGAGGATGTCGGGGCCGTAGTGGGGTGCTGCTACGGGGATGATGTGGTCTACGACGAAGCACCACTTGTCGGGCCATTCGAGTGTGTAGTCGATCGGTTCTCCGCATAGGGCGCAGTTGGGACGTGCTGCGGCGATGCGCTTGCGGTCCTTCTTGCGTTGTGTGGAGTCGCGGTCTGTCATCTCATGTGCTCGGGGATGAGTCTGTGGTGGGCTACGCTGAGCCACTCCCCTGTCGGGATGCCATCGGTTGGTCGGCGGATCTTGACGTCTGGGGCGATGCGGTCTGGTGTGCCGGTGAGGTTGCCGTAGAGGGAGCGGATGTTGCCGCCGTCTCCGCAGTACAGGAGAGCTTCGAGGATGCCGGCTTTGGTGACGGGGAGTGGCGTGTGGGACTCGTAATCCCCGGTGGGTAGTCCGAGGCGGTCGAGAATGTCGGCCGTTCGATGCTTCCGGCGACCGTACTCGTTGGTGCGGGTGTCGTCTCTCAGGTTTCCGAGAGCCCAGCGGATTGGGGTGGCGGGTTGTGTCCAGAGGATGTCGTCGTTCGAGTAGATGAACGGGTCGCTGATCCAGTCGGTGGTTGCTGCGATCCTCAGCGCGGCTTCCTGTCCGGTGAACTTCTGTGGGCGGCGTTCCCTTGTCGGGATGTGCTTCACACCCTTGTACTTGGGGTCGGCTCCGATGATGACCACTTGGTAGTCGGTGTGTTCGCGGATGGAGTCGAGGGTGGCGTGGAGTGTCTGGTAGACGGGACGTGGCCTGAGGGGGATGACGACGTTCATCGGCGGATGAGGAAGTCGCGTTCGTTCGGGTACGGCTTCAACCGCTTGCCGATCTGGTTCGGGTCGGCGGCGGTGATGGTGAGATCCCAGTCGCCCCATCCCCATGAGATGAGTAGCCGGTCGTTATGGCGGACGAGTCCAGAGGCGAACTCGATGCCGGCTTCCCACTTGAACACGAACGGTGCCGTCAGATGTGTCAGCCTGAGGTCGCGGTTCCAGAGCGCCCAGTGGTGGACGTAGTGGCGTTCCCGGCCCCGGTTGCGTACACCTCGGGTACGAAGCGGGCGGCTCACCGAATGGTGTACGAGTGACAGGTAGCCGTCTTCGAACTCGATGAGCTGCGTGCC